GCATAGATAGCAGACCTACGACTACCACCCTGCATAACTCTGCGACCAATCTCGTTGATCATCTGCATCTTTGGAATAGGACCAGACGCTAGTCCACCTGTGCCGTTCAGTATGCGCCCTTCTTCACGATAGACAGAGTAGTCGATACCAATACCGCCGCCTGTCATGAGGCACGACTCAGACTTCCAAGAGATGTTGGCCCAATCTTCTCTGGTATCTTCCTCTGCACGTAGCAGATAACAGTTATTAAAGAACTTATTTTCACGTCCAGCATAATAAAGATAACGACCACCCGGAATAAACTTCAGGTCGGTGATCATACGTTTCAATTCATCTTTATCATCCTTGGACAGATACTCCTGACACACGTCATCAACAAGAGTTGATGCCAGTGCATCCCAAGTCTCACAACCATGATGAGCATACTTATGTTTGAAGATATCTTCGCTGAATTTTGAGCGAAACATGGGGTTCTCATTGCTACGAAACGTAGCCATGTCAGTTCTCCTTTATGTGTAGTTTTAGTTAGGTAGTAGGTTTTAGAGAGAGATTAGAACGCACTACATAGATATGTTTACGACCGTAGTCTTGCTTCTCAACCCAAGCACGTACATTAGTATATCCCTTCTTTGACCAATACTCTTCTATGTTGCTTGCAAGCTGATTAGAAGCACTACGAGAAGAAAGGTAATCATGTTTGGGATTGGGCTGAACTACATACTGCACAACTAAACTCCTTTGATTAGGGGTGAGCAACCATACTATCAGCGCCGCAGCGCGATGGCAAGAAAAAAATTTTCTACAAGTTTTTCAACTTGTTAGACAGTTCTTTTTGATCCAAGTCTACGATCCGCTCGTAAAGAAGATCAAGATACCAGCGAGCTTTAGCTATGTCTTTCTTTGGATTATCTTTGTAACCATATCTCCAAATATATTTGAGAATGTTTCCTTTGAGATAGCCAAGAAACTCTACTTCTGACATGCTAGCTTCGATGGCTTTAATAGCTTCAATACCACTGCGATTGTAATGCGCTGGCCTTGAAACTTCATCATGTTTAATAGCTTTTGTCATGTACAAGATAGAATCGTCTTCATCTTTTTCCCCTTTTACTAACTCTTTCCAGTCTTCATACTTCATTTCTTAATCCTTTGAAGCGTTGATCAGAACATTAATTCTACGATACGGAAACTCAATATCACCGTCAACAACTTTTTTATAATACCTTCTCGCGTAGTCTGGATCGATACCCGCTAGTTCACAGATAGGTTCAAAGGTAGAAGCGGTGACGCACGAAGGTACACTAAACCACTTGTGCGCTGCTCTTCGATTGTTAACGGATTCAGTAGGTTCTCCTTCATACTTTTCTTTGGTGGCATCTAGCAAGCTTTGAATAAACACCGCAATAAACATCATTCTTTCGGGACTAGACGTAGAACTTTTTGTTTCATCTGTTTCGATGTTTGAGTAATCTAAACCTAAGTCGCTCCAAGAAAAATCAAATCCTTCTTCATCAAGAGATGATACGCTTACGAAGAACTCTTCTTCCGTATCCTTTTCTTTCTTAACCATTCTTTCGGCACCACTTTCTCGGCCCAGATAAATCCATTCTTATCACACCATTCCGCTACCGTCGTTTTACTCTTCTTAGATATTCTCGCTTTCGGTGACATGAGAAGCATTCGAATATCTAAATCAGGATTACAATCACGGACGTATAACATTTTCTGCCTATCCGCTAAATTAAACCAACCCTTACACTCGACTAAGATACCATTAGGTAGAATAAAATCTGGAAGATAAGTTCTGTTTTTTGCAGGTACTATGTACGGAATAGTGTAAGGTTCAAACTCGTACTTTACACTTCTCTTTTCTAAGTCTTCCGCTACAGTTCTCTCAAAGTTTGACCTGAACTTTCCCTTTCTATTTCCATAACGATTACTGTTCGACAAAGACTTCTTCGACATTTGGTTCTCGTTCTACGACCGTTAGAAACCTAACACCATTCGAATACTTAAAAGCTCTGAGATTAGGCCAACACTTACTTTTAAACTGACAGTATGAGCACCCAACTGCCAGCTTTCTATTACCAGACTTTCCATCTTCTTCATCCCAATAACAAAGATCAGGAGGTGTGTCCTTCGACAAAGCCTCTTTAAGATCAGATATTCTTTTTATCGGATCGATCATCTCTGATCGACTAAGCTCCATCGTTACTAACTCTCCAGCCTGTTTATCCATAACGACAAAGGCTGCACGATCATCCTTTTCCTTTTCAGCATAAGCACTTATCTGAGCGATGTAACCAAACGGATCGTCAAAGAAAAGATTTCTATTTTTAAACTTGAGAAGAGAGCGGCCTGAAGCTGATTTAAAGTCAACCAGAACTCCATCAATGCGACCGTCTGAATGGCCTTTGACTCCATCAATATCATGCTCTTCCTGCTGACCAGTAACAGAGTGACCAGCAGTCTTTACGAGTAAGACAAGAAGCTCTTCGATGATAGAGCCGTAAAGAAACTTAAGGAGAGTAGAGTAAGAAAAGTTCTCTGCCTTAGCATCCTCTCTAGCAGCGTACCATAGCTGACGCATAGGCTTGCCTATAGAAGACATTCGAAGAACTTCTCTCTTCACATCTACTTCTGTCTTAGAGCGAGTGAGGGAAGCCACAACAGCTTCTTTGATGTTCTCAGCGAACTCTTCTAAATCTTTTTCAGAAGGTTCTACGCCCTTGTCCCAAAGGGACTTGAGATCATCTTCAAGTGTATCAAAGCTGGCGGTCATAGTGGCTTCCCTCTAGTGGACGGAGTGAGGTAAGGAGAAAGAAAAACCCTCACCCCGTCCGGTACGCACTACTTAAAAAGGAGCGGCTTCTTCGACGTAACCGCCGTCAACAGCGGAGAAAGAACCGCCACTGTCACCTGCACCTTCGTACTCTACGAGACTAACTACCTGAACACCTTTCAGATAGAAACCGTTCTGTCCTGCACGCGGACCATTCTTATAAGGCGACACGTCAAACAGAACGTTTACATCAGACCCGTTACCAATAAGCTTGGTCATCGGATTTGTCTGAGCATCTACGACACGGGGACGTGGATTGTCTGAGCCATCCCGACTCTTAGCGTAGTTACGAATTGTAACGTAACTTCCTTTCTGACCCGAATATGGCTTACCTTCGACGACTTCATCAGTCTTAACATCCATGCCAAGGTCTTTGGCAATCTTGATGTTACGTTCGTCAAGCTGACCAACGTCAATAGAGTAACGATAATCATCGGGGTTGTACTTGGATGCTTGGGGCTGATAGACTTTTGCCCAGAAAGCTTTTCCAGAGATCACTGCCATTGTTTTAAGTTCCTTCTATGAGTTTCAATCAGTGTCGTTTAGTTTCAGTACTACTCTTACTACTCGACTTCATGAGCACGATACTTGGCTCGCGAATCGATGTCAAGAAGTTTTTTTGGATGCTGCAAATTTTTTATCTCTTTAATGTAGCAATCCGATCTGACGATATACTCACTTCTTGAAAACTTTTCTCCCTTCTTATAAAGCTTGGATGTCTTCAGATAATCTTCTCGACTATCGTAACCAACGATCCAACCCTTACTCTTGTCTTTCATGATACGACAGAACACATAGTAGTCGCACCGTTGATTAGGATTAAGAGCGGATAGGTTAACTTCATACCAATCAGGGGGCTTGTGCGGTGTGGGCTTACTCTTAACTTCTAGCCGCGTACCATCCTGTAAAATTATATCATACTCGTAAGTATTATTAGTAGCGCAGTTGAGATACTTAGCCACCATTGCTTCACCAAGGAAACCATACTCGTTATGCTTTCCCTGTGTAATAGAGTTTCGAAGCTGACCCATCTCCACAGACTTATCGAATGCAGACTTTCGCATCTCGTCTGTTATTTCAATCTCTATCATTAGTGTGTCTCAGCCCAGTTAAAACCAATCTTTGCTTCGCTATCCAGCGGACATTTTACTGAAAGACTTTCTTCTGTTTGTTTCGTAGCCTGATGAGTGAGTTTGGAAAACTCTTCCGCATCTTTCAGATGAACCTCAAACTGAACCTCATCGTGAACATTTGCTACAGGTTTAGCGTCAAGTCCTTTGACCTTAACCAATGACATTATCTGCGTCAACCAATCTTTACAGATGATAGCTCCCGCTCCCTGAAGAAGAGTGTTAACTGAAGAGTGAGAGCTACGAACATGAAGGTATCTTCCATCCAGAGCTTTCACTTTGCTGGACCCTTCAGCTTCTTCCATCACTTCGTTTCTCCACTTCGAAAGTTTTGGCATCTTTTCAAGAAAGCTATTAATAAGTTTCTGTCCCTCTTCAAAATCTTTACCGACAATGTTTCCTATCTTTGCCGCTCCAGCGCCATATAAGAAGGCATAGATAAAGGTCTTGGCATTGTCCCTAGTAGGTAGACCAGCCATCTTTTGATTAGCTGTATGAATGTCTCCCTCTAGTATCTCACGAGTATAGTCATCGTCTTTAATGTAGTGAGCTAGGCAGCGAAGTTCTAAACCAGAACTATCAGCACCAACCAATCTATAATTTTCTTTGTCTTCTACTGTCCAACAACTTCTGCATTCAGTTCCATAGGGAGAGTAGACTGCTGGAACTTGAGCCATGTTAGGACTGTTGTGAGTCATTCGATTTGTAACTGCACCGATAGTTATAACTCTACCGTGAACGCGATTGGTTTTAGGATTGACTACCTTTAACCAAGAGTTGATCTGAGCCTCTCTCTTTTTCAAAAGCATATAACGAACTAGCTGCTTCGCTTCAGGAAGTTTACACTCTCCTAAAGTCTTTTCATTTACGACAGGGTTTCCACTTTTCTCAGTAAATTCAGTAGGTTGCCATCCACGTTTCATTAGTCGGTCAGCTATTTGCTGTCGGCTTTGCGGGTTAAACGGAACAATTTTATCTGGTATTCTTTTACGCGGTAAAATTGTAGGTTCAAAAGTTTCCTGCATTTCTTTTTCAATTTTGAATGACTCATCATTCAGTTCACACAGAAGAAGATTTGCTTCTTTTGTATCTATATAAAATCCATTATCTTCTTGAATGTTTATAGCTCTTCGAACTGCGTGTTCCAGATCGACGCTACGTTTAGAAAAGTCTGAGGCATGATTTGAAAAATGAGTGTAGAGTTTTTCAGTAATGTCTACATCTCGTTTACAATAAGTCTCCATGCTTTCGGAATAGCCTGACCAATCGTGAAAGTCGATCTTAGCTAAACCGAAACGCTCTCCCCATTCAGCGAGAGAGTGTCCCTTATCGATGATAGGATTGTGTAGCTGCGATAGCAGAAGCGTATCGACTACCTTACCGTAAGAGATATTTGATTCTAATAATCGATTGACGGTTGGTAGATCGAATGACATTCCATTATGCATGATGATCTTATCTGCACTCTGAAGATAAGGAACAAGCATACTAATGGGTTTGCCATTCGGTCCACCAAACACGACATGTGAGTTCGCGCCTACTTCTTTACAAACGGCGACGTGAATCACGCTAGCGTTTAGATCGTCCGTTTCTATGTCAAGTACGATCTTTTTCATGATTAGTGCTGAGTGTACTCGTCAAACTTTTTATTGAAGTCGTCATCTTCTTCTGACTTCAATTCAAGTTCTTGTTGTTTTGATATTTCAAAATCTTGATACCAGTTTTCTCGAATCCAACGTGAACCGAATGACTTGTATAAAGTATTAGCTAGGTCATCCATCTTTCCCAGATCATCAAGTTCAAGGGTATAACATTCGGACATGTAACGTACACACTTCAGAAGATGATTAGTTACTTCCAACAGAAGTTCTTCTTCTTTCTGATTCAGCCTTGCCATTGTTTATTTTCTCCTCTTAAAGATTATCGATGTTAACTACAGGAGTGAAGTCTGTAGCCTGTGCTTGTTCATCCGTATCGGACGAACTGTCGTCACCATCAGGAAGTCCGTCAACTTCGAACTGCCTTCCGGTATTCCTGTCGTACTGCAGATAAGAAGCTGGTCCGGTATCTCCACTGAACCTGTTCTTCAGTACTCGTACCAACGTGGTGTTTCGAACTTCAGCATTATCATTCTGAGAGTCACGCTCCAAAGAGATAACCATATCCGACAACTGAGCAATACCTGCACTGCCACGAAGATGGGAAAGAGATACAACACCTCCCTCTTCGTGTCCATTGTTTTGTACTCGCTTCAGGTGAGTAACGACGGCAAGGTGAATGTCGAGTTCCTGAACGAGCATACGAAGCTTCGTCATAACTTCGTCTAGTGCTCGACGTTCGTCACCCTGCTCACCAGCACTGACTACGATACTGACGTGATCCAGAAAGATAAACTTACATTCTAAACCCTTTGCCATATAGCGAACACGAGACACGAGTTTATCGATATCCCAAGAGCCAAAATGATCGAACAGAAATACACGACGATCTAAAGATAGAGCATCGAATGATTCCCTAAACTCTTCATCACTGTACTGACAGGTAGGAAGATGAAAAGGTTTGTTGGCGTGAATGCCCATCAGTGCCAAGCCAGTGCGCTTCACACTCTCTTCAAGAAACATCATACCAACATTGTACTTAGTTGTATTGATGATATGATAAGCAATCTCTCGCATCGTAGTTGACTTACCTTGCCCAGTACCGGCAGCATAGGTACAAAGTTCGCCCAATCGCATACCGTAACTCAGGTCTTGCAAACCTTCCCAAGGGTAGTCAACGGTAACAATCTCTTCTTTCGTTGAGAGATTGTCCCACATGTCAGTGAAGCAGATGATACCATCTGGAGCATAGATACGTTTGTTGTTCCAGAACTCATTCATAAACTGTTTGCTACGACCCTGCTTGAGATACTCATTAGGGTCTTTCAGTTCTGTAGTTAGAATAGAACATTTACCGGGAGCAAACAGTTCAGCTACATCGTTAGCTGCCTTACGTCCTGCATCATCGTTATCAAAACAAATAACAATTTCTTCGAACCTGTCGAGAAACTCAAAGCTACGCTTACATGACTTCAGAGCAGACTGAGCACCATTCTGTACAGATACGGCAGGATATCCACCATTCATCTGATAAACAGATGCAGCGTCTAGTTCGCCTTCACAAAGCGTGACCATCTTGCCACCGCCATTGAAAAGATTCTGACCAAAGAGAGCAGAGTTAGCAGCGTTACCCATCCAGTTAAAACCTTTTGTGGATACGTGACGTTCTTTGACTGCACTGATGTTTCCCTTCTTATCGTAGTATCGATAGTAATGAGAAGTGATCTCACCATTTGGTTTTTGTTTCGACTCGATACCATACTTCTTCGCAACATCAAGAGAGATGTTTCGATCATTCAAAGGAAGATACTGACCGGATGGTAAATATACAGTAGATATTGGTGTTACGTTATTTTTCGATACCGACACTTCAAACTCCTTTTTGTTCTGTTTAGAGGCAGGTGTATGATGACCACATTTATGACAATGACTGTGACCATCAGCGTAGTAGACATGAGCATCAGATGAACCGCACTCATCACATGCGCCACGATCTATTTCTGTAGAGTTGCCTTCTGGAAAGCTATCACTGTTCATGACAGCACTCCTCCTTTCTTTGATTGCGACCGGGTGCTACCATAAAGCAGCGCGTCGGGGCTGTCAAGAAAAAAATTAGGTGCGACATTCCGCCGCACCCCTGTCGGTTTTTGCTTGACAGCGTTTTGGCGGCGGCGTTATAATCCGCTTCAGCGGTCGAACACAATAATGAAAATTATATTTATTCATCTGTATCGAAACAGCTTCGAAACAGTTTCGCTTACGGGTCCCACAGTGGGGAAGCAGATAGATATAGATAGGGAGACAGAATGAGAACTATCAAACTGTATACAACTCATGATGATTATCATGATTTATCTGAAGAATCTCAGAGCGGAAGGGGAAAGAAAGTAACTATTAACAAGAAACAATTATCCAATTTAATTATGGATCATTCTAGATTAATAGCTACTCTCAATTCATTTGGTGTTGTTATAAAGAACGGTAGTCCAGATGATGATGATTAATCTGAATAAAAAACATGGTCATCTATCCAATCTACTATTGTCTTTTTCTTAGCCCAAAAGGGTGACGTGTAGACAGCGTGATAAAACAAACTATTTTTAAGGCTTTCTATTCTCACTCCTTTGTTAATCATTATAGCAACGTTCAGTGCATCAGCGTAGGCTCTCTTGTCGGTGTACTTTTCTTTTATTCCGTCACACCAATAAGAGAACTGACATTTGTGTTTGACAGGATGACCTGACTTGTGTCTTGGTCCCTGATGAACAACTTTACAAACAGTATTAGGAAATCTGTCACTCTTTACTCGGTTGATTATGACATTTCCTACTGCTAACTGACCTATGGTGGACTGAGAACGTGCCTCAAAATAGATGGCCTCTGCCATACATTTTGTCTGCTTTGCCTCTTCTGAACTACCGAGTGTAGCGAGAAGGGCTAGTACTGGAAGGCTAACATCCATTAGTGTACTTCACCTTTTTTCTTGTTGATAATTAGATACTGACCAAATGTTATTGGGCAAGTAAAATTATTATTTACTAGCGTTACAACTATCTGCCACTGACCAGATGAGTTAGAAAACAATCTCATAAGATTTCCACCCTCATCTATGCCAGCAACAGATATATCAGTCAGACCCTCATTCTCTAGATGAGATAAAATATTTTCAGTGGGAAAACATTTAAACGCTGGTCCTCTATCAAGAGACTGAGCATTTACTTTTGTTAGACTAAAACAAAAAACTAATACTAAACTAATCAACATCATTCTAATTGATTTATACATCTTTCTATTCCTTTTAAATATTTACTCATTAATTATAGCACACTTGAAAAACGATAACTGGCTCTGAAAATGGATATTTCTGACGTTCATTCATGAAAAACAAACTATGAACACATTTTTTCATTTACTTTCTCCATTGTAAACCATTCTGGGACTTCACGATTTGTCCAAACATTCATAGGCCGACCAGCCTTATCTAATTGTTTGGCTTTGTTGTAGTAGTTTCTGTAGCCCTGTATAGGATCATTCTCTACCTCACATATTTCTTGATATTCAGCAAAGCACTGCGGTGGTGTTGTTAAAGAACCTTCTGGAATATTCTTGGGAAGAGACAAAAGATTAGCAACAATTCCATCAACCTGAGTACCATGCAGTGTCCCTCTCCTGTGTGTAAACTCCCAACATAGTTCCATCAGAAGAACAGATAACCAAGAATAATTTCCTGATGTTTCTCGCACCCAGACAGCACAAGGATGACCGATGTGTGCTACCAGATAGAACGGACACTGATAGCGATCAGTAGACCTGTTCTTAGGTTCAAGCACACCAAACTCATCATACACATCTCCATTCAGATGCATGTGTTTAAAGTTATCTTTGATGTTCCATGTCTTATCCTTCTTAGAATAAACCCATTTAGAAACAACACGTTCTTCGCCATCCAGTACACGGTGAGCAGTGGATAACAACTGAGCATACTCGACAATCATCTTGACTACATGCCTATCGTTATGCATCTGAGCACAGACATGTTGAGTAGAATCTAGATAGAATATATTCACTATTATTCTCCTATCTTTTGAATGAGATATTGTTTGGCGTGCTGCGTTGCTTTACTGCTTTTGAAATACATTTCAACATCTTCAATCACTTCATTAACAGTGAAATCTTTAAAGAAAAGTCCTGACATGCCTTCATAAGAGTATCCATCACAGAACTCTTCGACATCCATCATAAAGTTTTTCAT